TCCCATCGGTCATATCCGATGTGCCGGTACTCAAGCGGTGTGAAGCGGGACATCCCGACTATTCGGTTCCTCATCACCGGACCCTCTGTGCCGCCTGGTCAATCCAACGAATCAAGGTTTCAACGCGATAACGTTCATCGGGATTAACAACGCCATCACCAATCAGTTCTGCAATAGCAACCCGTGCTTTCGTCAGTGCGAAGTTCAGTAACTCCTGATCCGCTGCATTCAGTGCCTGCCAGTCGATCTCGGCACGCACAGCCTCATCCAGGTCAGCCAGGGTATACTCGGCACCCATGTCACCCTGAATCTTATCCAGTGTTGCCCGGAGTTTCGTCGCCCGCTCAACCGGGTCGTCGGCACCTGCTATAAAGCGGAGGGTCAACTGGTTGGTAATCAGTTCAGCAGTCATCGGGCTTTCCTCGATCTTCCTGATGACGGTACAACCGGTCATCAGGAAGACAGTCATCATCACAGCAATTAACGTTTTCATAGATCACCTCTGTTATGGGTGGGATATTAAATGGGGCACGATGTGGATTTCATGGTCTTCATTCACTGGGAGTTCGGACATCATCACCCTGAAGGCGTCCCGACTGCTGGTGACACCAAGGCGTAATGTACCGGTGCGGTCTTTTAGCAAATGATAAGTTATGCCGGGACCAACACAACCCTTGAAATCCTGTGGCCAGTTACCAGGGTGAATCATTATGAATGTACGATTCGGCACATCGGTGATTTCCCATCCACCGGTAAATTCACCACTGGTGCTACGACTTACGACACCAGAGTTGCGGTATCGCAGTTTATAAATACCTTCTGGGATGCACGACACCGATTGCTTATTGCCAACCCAAGGTGGCTCTACGCTGTACAGCTTATGACCAGACGGTAATTCCATGGTGCCGAATGTGCCGGCAACCGATGACGGTAACTCAGGACCATAGTTGAAGCGTGTTACACGTAGAATTGCCACAGTGGTTGCCTCAACTTCAGTTTGAATTGTTGCGTTCGGACAGCTTCATAAGGTGTTCAGTGAAGTCTTTTCGCATGGCACTCAGACCTTCATTGAACGTTGCAATACCGGTTGTTAAGTCCCGCTTTATTTCCGATCTGAACTCAGTAAGTGATGACCTCATCAATGCAATGTCCCTGTCATGAACCTCTTGCCTGACGTACTTCTCTTTGACATCGTTAACGCGAGCGTGAAGATTTTTCATTTCACTGTTGCTGTGATAATGCTTATCAACGATGTCCTGACGAATGGCGTTCATTTCCTCCTGGTGACGACGCTCCATTCGGTTCTGACGATCCCCTGCCTTCTTGTCCAAAACTCTCACAATGGTGAAGCCAAATACGAACAGCGACCCGATGTAACCAGCAAAACTAGCGAGTGATTCAGCATTCACAAGCATTCCCCAAGTATATAAAAGTTGACCGAATTATAACAACTGTCAACTGAATTACCACCCTTTGGTTGTATCTTAGGTCATGCGAACATGGAGGGCACCGGTGGTGCTGTTGATGTAGACACCACCGACTGCTACACCACCGGTGGATGCCGCAGGGTCATCTGCGTATTGGGTGTAAAACCCACCGGGGAGTTGCCAGTTCGTGCCGTCGTGGGTCACCTGTTGCATTTCATCAAGGACACTGATGGTCCAGCCGAACGTGGGTGTGTAGACTTCCCATACACCACTGATGTAACGGGCAACCTTGCCGTCGTACCCTGTCCAGGCACCTGTGGCTCCCGCTGGGATGATGTACCGGTCGCCGTTGGTCACTGAAGCTGGCACGTCCGTCGTCCTGGACAGAACCGAGAGTTTCAGTAGAGTGCTGATAGCTTTCCAGTTCTCATCCAACTGTAGGTTGATGCCCGACTCGCCGCCAACCCAACCATAGTTCAAACCAATATTAGGGTCCTGTATTGCTGGCATTAGACAATTCCTCCGTAATTTTCACCATATCGAAAGCCGTAACCGTATCGCTTCACAGTCACGTCGTATTTCTGGAATGAAGTTAATCCATCACGTTCAGATTCTAACTTGAAACGCACCTGATCGTTTTTCCTTAACGAAGGGGTAATACTGGTTAAGAATGCATCATCACCCATCCTGACGATTTTCACAAAGCTACCCGCAGAACCACCAGAACCACCAGTGTAGGTTGACTTGGCATAGGTTCGGACCCGCATTGAGGTTACCGACATGAAGTTAGCATTGAAGGTGAAGTCGTCGTTGTAATTCGTCGCTGTGTAGTGAGTGAAGGTCATTGACGACCCTGTGAACTCAAGCTCACCGTGTGTTCTCGGGTTGCTGCCGGTTTGTGGCGCTTTGGTTAATGACCCCAAGGATGACCCGTACCATAATCCCGACTGGTAGTAGCCATCTTTATCAGATTTTATTGCCGCGACGACTTGTGATGCGTCGTTCAGAAATTCAATTTCAAGTGTGTGGTCGTCAGGACTAACGGTGGCGTTGACACCATGGATTTCGAGCACCTGATCAACGTCAAACACCGGCACAATCTGGGTGGCACTGACGACCAACCCATTACCACCAGCGTCTGTGTCGTAACGAAGGAAACCATCACCAATGGTTTGCTCAAAGTTCTCTGCCCAATCCGGATCAGTGGTTGCCGTCTTGTCATAAGAGGCGGTGTAGCGACCACCACTCTCCGCGATCCCTATGATCAGGAACCCTGAATCGGCAGTTACCTCCCCCACGAAATCCAAAACTGTGAATATCCCAGAATACGCGGCTTCAAGCACATTCAGATCAGCAGCCTCAGTGGTGTAGTCATAGAAAGTGTCGATAATGCCTGTCTGACTGGTCCGACTGACGTTATTCTCATCGAATATTTCCAGGTTGTAGGTCACTCCCACCTCTGGGCCAATATTCCCCGCCTCAATCAGTGTCGGCGACGGGGCGACTTCCTGAGTACGGTCGCGGTGCGCCCATGATAGGTTCAATGGAATATTCCCGGATACAACGGCATTGAGGTACTCACCATCCACCTTCAGATTACCAGGTCGGTATGGCAACAACTGACGGTTCTGAAGGGTGTAATTAACCGTGGATGCTGATGTCACCGGCAAGACCCCTCTTGAGGTCTCGGGTATCAACTTGTAAGCAGCGGTTTCGCCGGCTGATCTAACCGTTGGGTCAAGCACACTGGACGACCCGTGATAGAACCAAAGCCAATCACCGGCGAGATGGGTGGCGGGTACCGTGTCCACCATGGCGCGATTCACACTTATTGTGGACCCAATACTATCGACCGACAGAATGTAAATCAGTTCGCTGTTCAACCATGCGAAACCAGTGGAATTCAAGGTCACAATGTCGGTTATTGTACTCAGGTCAACCGGGATTACTGTGTCACCGAATCCCACGTCCGCCGTTAATTCAATCACCGGAGTGAATGACCCGTCCGCCACCAAGGTTGCCGCATTGTTGTCGTAAAGTCGGAGTGTGTCGGAATCGTTATTAGGGCGTTCGGCGGATACGGCAACAAAGCCGACATCGGCTGGCCAATCTAAGCGATCTGCCGAATCAGTCGATGTGTAGAGTTCATAGTAGCTCACTTCGTAGAAATACTGGTTGTTGACCGGTTGAGGGTTCCTACCACTATCCACCCACCCTATGGGCTGCTGTTTGATGTAGGCGCTCTGAGGTAGCCCAAATACATCTTCGATAGCCTCAACGCTGATTTCACCGGACGCCATATCACCCAACCCCATGTTGGTGATTCGTATGACAACCCCGTTCAACCCGAGACGTGGCCAGACGATTTTGGCGACTTGTCCAGGGTAGTGTCCGAGCATGTCCCGGTTGCACTTGATCGTAAACTTGGCCACCGGTCTGGACAGGGTGTTCAGGTCACGAAGGGCCACTCTAAAAGCCAGTTCCGAATCCTGGATGCCTGGGTAATCCCGCTTCTGAGAATTGATCTGACCCGTGGATGCGAAGTTGGCCAGGTCCTGCACGGTTACGGTATCAGTCTCACCATCTTCGAGTCGGGTGTAACTGGCAACCACCTCGTTGACCGTCTCACTCATCGTTTTACGCTGGAAGTTTTCGAGGGTGCAATTACTCTCGTTCAACTCAAACAATGTATTGGGGTCGTAATCATCACGCACCATGATCATTCGCCATTTCCCGGTCTGGCGATCCTCAATCATGTTGGCGTTGATATGCTCATTGATCAGTTCAATGAATTCCTGGCAGCTGGTCTGGGTCTTCCATTTCAAGGATAGACCGAAACCCTCATTATAAGTCACATCAGCTGCGGCTTTGAAACTGGCATCGTTGACATCCTGAATGGGGTAACCCAACCCCCAGTCTTTATTCGTCAGGCATTCATAGATGATGTGTATGGGGTTGGCGTGATCACCGATCTGGGCTTTAGCGGGGTACCAGTCCTTGTAAATTCGCCGTACCAGGAACGAGGGCATCTTGAAATACGGGTTCATCGCTGACCACAGGAACGAACTATTAATCAGTTCAGCAGTCATTATTTTACTGAGTATTTTACTGAAAAGAGAGCCCACAACCACACGACCGGTTAAAGCCGGTTGATCGGTCAATGTCAACACAATGCCGTCGTCGGCAGGCAGGGTGCCAGGGTCGGCAGTGGCCCATGGGGTACCCGTCATGTCTACACCGTCGAACCCTTTGAAAAATAGGGTTGAAACGTTTCTGTATGAGGGAATTTCGAGCGCACCTGTAGATTGGGTGATGGCCTGACTTAGTGACGGATTGACCGGTTGGGTAATGTCACCCGTCATGAAATCGACAAGACCAAGTGCCCCACCCTCGCGTTTCTCACCCCCGAACAGGTTGATTCGGCTGATGACCGCTGAGTCACCACCGGTCAGGTTACCTTCCCATGCTGCCCGGTCACCCATGCGGATTTCAAGCAGTTCATCAATACCACCGTGACCGAGGGCAAAATGCACATTCATGTAATAGTGATAACCAACGGTTACCTTCTTACCTTTTCCCCCACTAGCCATGATTTCGTTCCTTAGTAAATTCGACTAATCGGATAGCCATGGCATCCCCCGTCTGTGTGAATATTTCTTCAGGTAACCCGTTTTTGACAAACTCACACCAGTCCAAACCGTGTTTGGCGGCGAACGAACGGGAACCCTTGTTACAATACCCAAGAGCCTGTAAGTCCTGATTAGTGATGATCACTACTTGCCACCACCGGATCGAATCGGTTTCTGCTGCGGGTTGCCATAGTAAATAACACCTGCGTCTTTGATCCACACTCTACCAAACACCACGGGGATGGGTTCTCCCATCGGCGGGTGTGGGACATCCAGACTGCCGGCAACCGCGTTTTTCGGACCTGGCGGTTTGGGAGTCAACACATAACTGATTAAACTAAATATCAGTGATACTGCAATAGCCGCCCACATATTAAATCACCTCAGTAAAGCGGATCGGAACCGAACGGGTTTTTAGTAGGGATGAACGGCATCCCGCCGAAGTTCGCAACATTATCAAAGCGTGTCTTGCACTCATCCAGTGTGCGATTACAACCCGCATAGGCACGAACTTCAGCGCCTGATGCCAACCCAACAGGGAAGGAAAACAAGGTGATGGTCACCCCTGTTGAGGATGCCACTGTGATCCGCTCAGTGGTCGCCAGGCTGACGTGTGCATACTCAATATAGCCGCCAGCGAAATAGTCATCGGGCAACCCGATAGCTGCAACCATATCCAGACCAACGCCGGTGACGTTGGACGCCGACCCGATAGTTTCAAAATTACTCCGGTCAGCGAGGCACTTACCACCGTAGAGCATGTGCGGGCAGCTGTACTGGTAATGACGCCGCAAACCCATGCGTTTGATGGTCTGGCTGCTGCTCTCACAGGTAATTTCGGCACCGCCCAACTCCCACTGCACATTTGTGATCTTACCCTTGAAAATGATTTCCGTGCTGGCAGGGTTTTCAGGGTTATCACCATCGACCCTTTTGCACAGTAAACTCACTATTCCCGATGGGGGTGAGACCCGAAACAGGTCCAGAAACTCAGAATCCAACGGGAACCGGGCTGTAAAACTACCCGTTGCATCGTTGGTGCTGATTTTTACCTCACTGCGAGTGATCGGAACCGCTCGGTAGGTTACCGGGGCAACGTATAAATCCTCATCACTCGACGTATACAACCATCGGTTGAAATCGTATGTAACCTGGAAGGTTTCTACCTCAATCATACACTCACCGTTATCATGTTCATTTCAACTATTGCGACTGAATCCGACTGATAGTTGATTGTAACTCCATCTTGCTGTAAACGACAAAGATGAACGAGTGAAATCATCATCACATTGCCAAGGTTGACTTCTTCCGGCAACGGGGCATCCATGTTGATCAGTTCGGTACCGGTAAACGAAGCCGTTGACCCGATGACATTGCGGAGTATTTTGGTGCCATCCTTGAGTCGAATTAACACGGCCTGGGGTGCATCATCGGTACCTACAAAATCTGCGTAACGGTTTGCCTTCACCCTGATCGCTGAAGTCCCAGAACCCGCTGCTTCGTACAGGGTGAAGTCGTCAAACCATGTCGGTACGTATGCGACACCATTGCGCCCTCTGAGACGCCCCAACAACCCTCTGAAACCTTTGATGTCCTGGCGATCCTTCAGCAACCACCGGATTTGTCGTGCCTGCTTGGCACCTGTTGGTCGTTGAATTTGCTGTACACCACCGATGTCGAAATCAAGAAAGTCGAATTCTTTTTCCGAGACGTACTGTATCGGGCTGACCCAGTTGGGCTTACGATAGATAATTTCCTCACCATTGAAGGTGTCGATGGCGGATAAAACTGGAACGTAAGGGTCGGTGTTCACCGGGTCACTCAGGAACTCAACATTACTTTGCATCACCCGGCTCGTTAATCGCTGGGTTGTGACGTTGGTCGGAAGTGTTGCCAGGTTCAGGGGGTAGAGTTTTGCCCTTGCCGCCCATGAGGATTCCAAGGGTTTTGTGATCACGATGTTATCAGCGTTGATCGTCTCTACTTCAACCACCTCGAAGGTCTGGGTGTCGGACATGATCACCGCCAACCCAGTGACCCAGAAACCCCGAGTGTCGGTATCCACTGGAATAACCGTATCCCCTGACGACACCGGGGTGACCAGCGGCCACTGATCTACCCATACCGGGAGTGCATATTGGCGATCCTGCCAACCGAACAGGGTGTTCTGGAACTGCTGTGCTTCGGTCGCAGTTAGTGTGATCTCATAGTTAAACCGACGGCGGGGTTTGGATCGAATGGGTCGGCGTTGCTCGACACCGCTGAACGCAGTGATGATGTCCGTCTTCCACTCCAAGGACTCATTGACCGGTTGTCGCCAGTTCGGACCGAAGGGCCACACCACCACCCGACGACCGGTAATGTCCACCGAATAATCAACACCATCAATAGTCCAGAGTACGGCTGTTGAGAATTGAGGCGGGCCGCTTTGTGCGACGGTAACAATGTAGGACAGCTCACCCAGCGGGGCCATAATGTAAGGGGTAGTAACCGGCTCGGTAACAGTGACACCCTCTGACAACGGCTCCACGTAATCTGTCATGTCTTTGGTTGCAAAATAGGCGTTCCAGATGCGTATTTCTTCCGTCTGCACCGACAGGACATTACCTAAGTCTATCCGACCGGGGGTAACGTGTATCCTGTAATACAGATCATCAACATAACTCTTTTCCCGGATGCCGACATGAGCAAAAGAACTCACGTCCATATCAACGAACGAGACATTGCCGGAGTCCAACTGAACCGCCGTTGCCACACCCAAACTTTCCGGATAAGCCAGGATCGGT